GGAGCCCAAGGCCGAGGAGCCCAAGGCCGAGGAGCCCAAGGCCGAGGAGCCCAAGGCCGAGGAGCCCAAGCCGGTCCCCCCTACCGAGCCCACCCCCTCCACGGAGCAGACCTCCGGTGGGGGGCTCGGGTCCCGCGAGGCGCTGCTCGACGCCATGCGTAGCGCCCTGAAGGCCGGCAAGCGCGCCCAGGTCGCCCAGGTCCTTCAGGAGTTCGGCGCCGCTCGAGCCACTGAGCTGAAGGACGAGGACGTGGCCGCTGCCACCGCGATGGTGGTTGCGCTGTGATGTGCGTCGATTACCAGGGGTTCCGCCGCGAGAGCCAGCCCCTCAGGCCGGAGAGCTGGGTCGGCCTCGAGGTAGACCCAAGGGGCGTCTCATTTGTCGAGACCATCGAGGCCCGTTCCGCCTATAGGCGGGTGGCTACTGACTACCCCAAGGCGATCGGACCGACCAACCGAATCGGTATAGCGGCCTACCTCCAGGTGACGGCCACCATCCTGGCGCTGCACATGTCCCGCGAGTTTCGGGTAGGGGACGCGCGACTCCTCATGCTGAACGCGCACAGCACCGCGAAGGTGCTGGGCCCCCTCCCGATCTCACTGGTAACGGAGGAGACGGTGCCCGCGGTGTGCGCCGCAATCGAGTTCGCCATGGACGACATCGCGGTCCCCTGGGTGCTGGTCGACTTGCTGCGACTCATTGAGGGGGTACGGCCATGACCGGCCCCGCAGCGCACGCGAAGCTCGGCCCCTCAGCGGCCAAGCGGTGGATGACCTGCCCCGGGTCCGTCGCAGCCATCGCGGCCTGCCCCGCCGAGGACACCACGTCTGAGGCGGCGGCCGAGGGCACGGCGGCCCACGCCCTGGCAGAGATTCTCCTGAAGGAGCGCATCGAGCTGAAGGGCCAGGGCGCACTCCTGAAGGAGTGGAAGGCTGAGTACGGGGAGAAGTACGACGCCAATGAGCTGAAGGCCGGCGTCATGCCCTACGTTGACAAGGTGTCCGACGCCTGGGAGGGGCTCGGCGGCCGCAAGAGCGCCAGGCTCTTGCTGGAGCAGAGAGTATTCGTCATCGAAGGTGTCTACGGCACGGCCGACGCTGTGGTTATATCGGACAAGGGCGTGCTGCACGTCCTCGATCTGAAGTTCGGCCGGGGCGTGCGCGTCGAGGCTGAGGACAACCCGCAGCTGCGGTGCTACGCCCTCGGTGCTCTTCAGGATGCCGAGCTGGAGCAGGACATCCGCGAGGTGCGGATGACCATCGTCCAGCCCCGCCACAAGGACGGCGGGCACATCTCGACGGCGGTGATGTCTGCTGAGGCGCTGCACGCGTGGGGCGAGGAGCTGGCCGCGGCAGCTGAGGCCACCAAGGTCGAGGTCGCACCTCGTGTCCCGAGCGAGGGCGGGTGCCTGTTCTGCCCCGCGGCGCCGTGGTGCCCTGAGCGGGCTGCGTTCGTCGCCGAGGCCGTGGGCCTTGACTCCTCAACGGGGCTGACCGCTGACCCCGTGGACTACTCGCCGGCTGTGCTGGCCGAGGCCATGGGCACCGTCGAGGCGGTCGAGGGCTGGTGCAAAGCGGTGCGTCGCGAGGCGCTCCGCCAGGCCGGCACTGACGAGGGGCTGCCTGGATGGCATCTGAAGCCCGGCCGAGCTCGGCGCTCGGTCACGGAGGAGGCGGCCCAGGCGCTCGTGGACTTCGGCATGCTGAGCGAGGACGAGGCGTTCACCCGCTCTCCGGCCACGCTCAGCAAGCTGGAGAAGGCGGTCGGGGGCCGCAAGGCCCTGGACGCCGCCGTGGGTGACCTGCTGAAGCTGAGCACCTCGGCCCCTACGCTGGCGAAGGATGAGTGACGCGCAGCACATATAACTGAACGGCCCCGGCGCTTGACGCAGTGCCGGGGCCGTTCTTATGCTCTAGCACATGAGCACTACAAGAACAGCGACGCGCTTGACCGTCGCAGCATCCCTCCTCATCGCCATCATCTTCTCCCTCATCCCCTGGGGCTCGGCCGCTGCCGAGGAGACCCCCGGGTCACGGTGTCGGACCTGACTCTCCAGCGAGTGGACCGCACCGGCGCGGCCGTTGACGGCGGCCTCGCTCTCTGGTCCAACGCCCGCCTCGGCTTCAGCTGGTCCGGGGACCCGAAGCCCGAGCCCACCCCGACCCCCTCGGTCGAGCTCGAGCTCGCCCACACCGGGATCGCGGCCGGCGGAGCACTGCTCACGGCCGGCGCCCTGACCGGGGGAGGACTCCTCATCCGTAGCCGTCGCAAGCACTGACAACTGAAGGAACTGGACTGACCCCCTCGCTTGACAAGGCGGAGGGGTCAGTTCTATGCTCTTGCACATGAGCAACCCAACTTTTGAGATGGTTCAGCGGGCGTCTTCCGCTGAGCTGAGCAGCATCCCCTACGGGCACGTGCGCGCGGCGCAGAAGGCCCGTGCCCTGACGTCCTCGCTCCACTTCGCTCTCGACCAGGGCGCGGCCCCGGCGAGTGCTGAGCGCGTCGCCTCGGTCTGCGAGTCGGCCCTCGTGCTGTGCCGCGAGATCGACCGCAGCCTCGGAGACCCAATCGGGGCACAGGGCGAGCCGGCCCACGTCATCTACGAGTGCTGCGCCGACGGAGAGACGGCCAGCGCCGATGAGCTGCTGCTGTGCCTGGACGACTTCGCCCACCGCACCGACGGTCTGCCCGACGGCGATGACGTGCTGAACCTCGGCATCGTCGCGTGCCTCGTGCGGAGGGGGATGCCGCTGTGAAGGCACTTCCGAACTTCATCACCCCTGATGACTTCCCGGACTGGTCCCACGCCTTCGACGGCGAAGCCAGTTACCCGCTCACGTCGCGCTTCCGCGGGCCGCTCCTCACCGCGGCGTGCTGGTCGGCCTGGTACGCGTCAACCGGCGATGCGCCCTCTGCAAACCCAAAGGACATCGCCCGCCTCGCGGCCCGGGCACTTGCAGATATCAACGGCGTTCCGGCCGAGAGAATCATCTCTGGAGCCCGGGGTGCTGCCCTGCTCGTCCTCAGCCGCGGCGCCACTGGGTGGCTGAACGCCCTCGTGACGAAGGACCTCTACAACAATCTGAAGCTGTGTCAGGCCGCCGACAACACTGAGCACGCCCAGGCAGAGGCGTGGCTGCGAGCACTGGTGCTAGCCCACGCCGTGGGTGCGGCGGAGGCCCAGAAGTGACCCCGGCTCTTACGCCGGAGCAGGAGGTCTCCCGGGCATGGCTCGTCAGCCACCCGAGGGGCCTCCTCATCGCGGGCATGGGTACCGGCAAGACGTGGACGACACTGCGGGCGCTGGCGGACCTCCCCGCCGAGGCCTTTCCAGCCCTCGTCCTGGCACCGCCGACGGTCAGTGAGTCCACGTGGTCTGACGAGGCCGAGCGCCGCAGCATCCCCCTGGTGGTCGCTCCGGCCCCGCGCACGCCGGTGTCTAAGCGCCGCGCCGCCCTGGCCGACACGCTGGCCGACGTCGTGGTGCTCTCCAGCGCCTCGATCAGAGACGCCGTGCTCAGCGACATAGTGTGGCGCACGGTGGTGGTCGATGAGGCCAGCCAGTACATGACGCCCTCAGCGAGCCGTGGCGAGTCTCAGCGCGCCCGAGCTCTGCGTGAGCTCGCAGCCCAGGCTGACCGCGTGTGGCTCCTCACTGGCACGCCAGGCCACGACCCAATCGGGGTGTGGTCACTGGTGCGGATGCTCGACGGCGGAGAGCGCCTCGGCAAGACGGTCACCCGAGCCCGGGATGAGTACCTCACCGAGGGGCGGATGCTCCCCACCGGCGCCCGCGTCGGCCGTGAGCCCCGCCCCGGGGCGATGCGCCGCCTCATCCGCAAGGCGTCCGATGTGATGCGGTACGCCGAGGCCGGCGGGGAGCTCGTGCTGCCGGAGGTGGGGTACCAGGCGCTCACCCCGGTTATGGGGCGTGAGGCTGTGCGCATGAGCGGGGAGCTGCTCGCCGACGGCGTGACCACGCTCCCCGACGGACGCGAGGTCTACACGTCGGGGCCGGGAGCTGTGGCGAACCTGATGCACCAGCTCACCACGGGCGCGATCTGGTACCGCCCGCCTCTCGACCCGGATGCTGAGCCCGAGCTGGTGCAGGTGGACCGCATCCGGCCGGCGCTTGACTATGCGGCGTCGGCCGTGCGCGCTCGCCGCAAGGTGACGGGCCGTGGCGTCCTGGTGATGACCTGGTTCCGCCACGAGGAGCCGTACCTGCGGGCACAGCTGATGGAGATGCGCATCGGCTCGGCGAAGCGCGCCGAAGACCGCGCAGCGTTCAACGCCGGCAACCTCGATGTGCTGATCGCCCACCCGGCGTCGGCCGGCCACGGACTCAACCTCCAGTTCGGGGGTGAGTCGCTGGTGTGGACCTGCCTTCCGTGGTCGCTGGAGCTGTGGGAGCAGGCCAACGCCCGGCTCGCCCGCCCGGGGCAGACAGCCAGGTACGTGTCCTGCCAGTTCAACGTCCCGGTGTACGGCAGAGGAGAGCCCTCCATCGCATCCGCGATCTGGGACGCGCTGGGCCGCAAGGCCGACATCCAGCGGACGGTGTTCACCACGCTCGGCCTTAGTGACGAGGAACACGAGGATGTCAACTTGACCGATTCGGATGACGCCGCATATATTTGAGCCATGGACGACGACATCCGCAAGGAGGTGGACAACCTCCGAACCCTGATCGAGAAGCAGGAGACGAGCCTCTCCCGCTTCACCACCGAGCGCCGCCGAGCGCTCAACCGGCTCCACAAGATGGGCCTCCCGTGGCCCATGATCGCCCGAGAGGTCGGAGTCACAACGCAGACAGCGATGCGCTGGGCAGGCAAGTTCGTCCGCCGCCGCTGAATCACCCAACACAACCCGAGAGGAACAACACGCATGAGCGTCAACGTCACCACCGGACCCGCAACCCTGTCCTGGCCCCACCTGGCCGAGCTGGAGGCCCGCAACGGCAACAGCAAGCCGAAGGTGTCCACCGCCGTCATGGTCCCCAAGAGCGACACCGCCACCATCGAGGCGCTGAAGGCTGCCGTCCGAGAGGCCGCCGCAGAGAAGTGGGGCACCAAGGTCCCAAAGAGCCTCCGCACCCCGCTGAAGGACGGCGACAACAGCGACTACGAGGAGCAGGCCGGCCACATCATCTTCAACGCCTCCTCGATCCGACGGGTCCCGATCGTGGGCACCGACCTCCTCCCGTTCTCCGACGAGCGGATCGCCGAGGAGGTCTACGGCGGGCAGGCGGCCCGCGTCGCGGTTCGTGCCTTCGCCTACGAGGTGGACGGGTCCAAGGGAGTCTCCTTCGGGCTCCAGATGGTCCAGGTTCTCGGCGGGGGTGAGCGCTTCGGCGGGGGAGCCGCGTCGGCCGAGAGCCTGTTCGGTCCTGCCCAGCCGTCCGCGAGCCAGCCGACTGCTGACGAGGACCCCCTCGCAGGTCTGATGTGAGACCGGAGACCCAGGTAGAGCGGGCGCTGGTCGCAGCGGTCAGCGCCCGCGGGGGATTCGCGATCAAGCTGGCCCCCACGATGCGTGGCCTCCCGGACCGGCTGATCCTGCTGCCGAACGGGGAGATGCACTTGATCGAGCTCAAGGCCCCGGGCGAGACACCGAGGGAGTCGCAGAAGATGGTCCACAGGCACCTCGAGGCCATGGGCCACCCAGTCACCACGATCGACACGACAGAGGGGGCGAGGAGATGGGCCGAGATGCACGTGACGCGGTGAACCACCCCAGCCACTACGCCGAGGGATGGTCCAACGGCGCTGAGGTCATCGACATCACGGAGAACCTCAACTTCAACCGCGGGAACGCGGTCAAGTACATCGCTCGAGCAGGGCGCAAGGACGCGATGAGGACCGTCGAGGACCTGAAGAAAGCGAGGTGGTACATCGACAGGGAGCTGAAGAGACTAGAGGATGAGTGAGTGACGAAGCCCCCGGGCCGCAGAACTTGCGGGCACCGGGGGCTTCGTCATATTCTGTAGCCATGCCAACCCTATACCTTGACACCGAGACCTTCTCCAACATCGACATCTCGGCCGGCGCGCACCGCTACGCCGAGAGCCCTGAGGCCTGCATCACCCTCGCGATGTGGGCGCTCGACGACGAGCCCGTGAAGATCACCGAGGGGCCCACCACCGAGGGCCATGACCCCGAGCTGTGGTCTGAGTTCCTCGGCCTCGTCCAGGACCCTGCGGTGACCAAGGTCGCCCACAACGCCGCGTTCGACCGAATCCAGGTCAGCGCGTACACCCACGGCCGCGCCACCGGCACGTACCTCGACCCCGCCGAGTGGATCGACACCATGCACTGGGCCTACCTCCTCGGCCTGCCCGGCTCGCTGAAGAGCCTCGCCAAGGCGCTGAGGTGCGAGGACAAGGACACGGCCGGGACGCTGCTTATCAACCGCTTCGCCAAGCCGCAGACAGCCACCAAGACGTTCCGCGGCGGGCGCCGCATGCCGAGTGACGACCCCGAGCGCTGGGCCGAGTTCCGCGCCTACGGCATCCAGGACGTCGAGGTGCTCCGCCAGGTCCACCGAGCGCTGGAGCGCGAGTGGTTGGCCGTTGATCGGTCTCCTTTGGCACACGAGCGCACCATCGAGCGCGCCATCGAGCTCACCGCCGAGAAGATCACAGACACCGGCCTGCCCCTCGATGTCGAGCTGCTCCACGCGCTCCAGCGTTGTGAGGACGACAACGTGCGCTCCCAGTCCGAGGAGCTGAAGCGGATCACCGGTCTGGCGAATCCCAACAGCACCGCCCAGCTCCACACGTGGTTCGCATCGAAGGGGCTCAGCCTCCCCGATCTGCGCCGAGGAACCGTCGAGCCCCTGGCCGCGGACGAGACGCTGCCTGCCGAGGTGCGGCGAGTCGCTGAGCTGCGGGTGGCTTCGGCCCGCGTCGCGGGCAAGAAGCTCGCGGCGGCCGAGCTACGGCGGGGCGCCGGCGACCGAGCCCGTGGGACTCTCCGATACCTCGGCGCCCACACGGGCCGCTGGAGCGGGAGCGGCTTCCAGCCGCAGAACCTCCCCCGGGAGCAGCTGCCCGAGGGCGAGACGGTTGATGACGTGCTCGACAAGTGCTTGCTCGGCGAGCCTGTCAGCCCCACCGAGGTCGCAGCTTGCGTGCGCTCTGTCATCGCCGGGCCCCTGATCGTCTGCGACTACACCTCGATCGAGGCCATTGTGCTTGCCTGGCTCGCCGGCGAGCAATGGGTGCTCGACGCCTACGAGGCCAAGCGGGACCTCTACGTCGAGACAGCATCACGCATGAGCTCCGCCGTCGGGCACGAGATGACTCGCCAGGAGGGGAAGACCGCCCTGCTCGGTTGCGGATACGGCGCCGGGCCGAACGGCCTGCGCGCGTTCGCCGGCGACGGCCCGAGTGACGAGGCGCTTCAGGCCCAGGTGGACGCGTGGCGCCGAGCCAACCCGCACATCACGGCGCTGTGGGATCAGCTCGGCCGTGAGTTCCGCACCGGAGGCGAGCGCATCGTCGCTGGACAGGACCCCTTCGGTCGAGCCTTCCGCCGGATGCTCCTACCCAGCGGACGGACCCTGGTCTACCGAGGCATCCGCGCGACGCGGGACCGATGGGGCCGCCCCTCCGTGGCGTTCTGGGACGCCCGCCGCGGTATCGCCGTCGAGACGTTCGGGGGCCGCCTGACGGAGAACCTCGTGCAGGCTGTGGCCCGGGACTGCCTGGCGTCGGCCATGGTGCGGCTGGACCGAGCGGGTTTCGAGATCGTGGCCCACGTCCACGACGAGGTGCTCATTAAGGGCCCGTCGGAGTGGTGGGACTACGCGGCCGGGAAGCCGTCCGCCGCGGGCGTCGAGGCGTTCCGCAGGGTCAGAGACACCATGAGTGCCGACCTGCCGTGGGCGCCAGGCCTGCACCTTCGCGCCGCCGGCGGCGTCGTGGACCGTTACAGGAAGCTCACGGACGCCGACGAGCTTGACTAGTCGCAGAACATCTGCATACGATTTGCACAACCCAACCAGAGAAAGGAGCACGGGTGAGACGCCAACTCAGCGCGCTCGCCGTCGAGCAGGACGAGCGAGCCACCGCAGAAATCTGCGACCACCTGGAGGACCTCGCCTGCCACCGAGGCCAGTACTATCAGCGAGACATGAAGCGCATCGCTGACCCGCTCGGCGCCAAGACCGGGAACCTTTCCGAGCGCCTCGCTCGACGCCCTGAGTGGACCATCGGGGAGGTTCTCGCCCTGGCCGATGCGGGCCTGCTCCCCGGGGCGATGCGAGCCCGCATCGCCGAAGCGATGGGCGGCTCCTCCGAGGGCCCCGGTGCCGAGGCGATCAGCCGCGAGGTGGCCCTTGATTACAACCGGGCTCGCAACGCCATCCTCGTCCTCGACCACGGTCGGGAGATCGGGGTGGCCCGGTTCCACACGCGACTGTCCGATGCAACCACCAAACTTGTCCGCGGAATCTGCCAGATCGCGGGGGTGCGGGGATGAAGGTCTTGTCACTGTGCAGCGGATACGGCGGACTGGAGCTCGCGCTGGGCGCCCTGTTCCCCGATGACGTGCACACCACTGCCGTCTGCGACAACTACGGCCCGGCCCGGCGCGCCTTGGAAAAGCGCTTCCCCGGGGCGGCTCTGTACTCCGACGTGCACGACCCGCTCATCGGGCTTGAGACAGCCGAGGTCGTCACGTTCGGGTTCCCGTGCCAGGACCTGTCTAGGGCCGGCCACGGGGCTGGACTCCGGGGAAGCAGGAGCGGCCTTTTCTTCCGGTGCGTCGAGGTCGGGAGACGCCTCGGGCGCCCGCACTCTCGTCATCGAGAACGTCCCGCAGGCGCTTCGGTACCGCGAGACCATTGATGCCGAGCTGGGTCGCTACGGGTTTTCCGCGAGATGGGGGAGGGCCCGGGCCGAGGAAGTCGGCCTACCTCACAGAAGAGACCGCGTGTTCATCGTGGCCTCCCGCGATGGTGGGGGCCTCCCGGCAGTAGCGGATGCACCCGCGAGCAGGGGGCCCACGGAGCTGCTGCCCACGCCTACCGTAGTGGACATGGGGTGGGGCCGTCCGGAGTCCGAGTGGGAGGCGTGGCGCGCCGAGCAGCGGGCCAAGCACCGCAACGGCAACGGCCACGGGCAGTCTCTCTTCCAGGCCCTCGGTTGCCCCACACCCGCCGACGCCTGCCTCCGCATGGAGGAGATGATGGGGCTACCCCGCGGGTGGGTCACAGATATCGGCCTCTCAATCGCAGCACAACGGCGGCTCCTCGGGAACGGGGTGGCCCCCGCGCAAGGAGCACTCGGAATCTATCGAGCCCTCACCAACCAGACCAGCGACTACCCTGAGAAACCATGAAGCGAATCACCGTCTTTCACAAGAAGCACTGCCAACCCTGCCGGCTCACCTCGATCATGCTGAGGAAGCTCGGTGCACTGTACGACCTGCATCCTCTCGACGATGGCAGTGAGGAGGCCGATGCCGCCCTCGCCCGCGCCAAGGAGCTGGGCCTCACCGCCGCCCCCATCGTGGAGCTGCGGAACGCCGAGGGCGAGATCATCCGAACCATTAGTGGGTACAACCCCAAGGCACTGCGGGAGATCGCCGAGGCTGTTCGGTGACCCCCCTCGATGAGGCGATCATCGCCAATGACCTGTTGCCTCGCGAGCAACAGCGGACCAACCAAGAGATCGCGGACGAGTTCAGTACGTCCGAGGCGTCCGTGCGCCGGCACCGCGCCAAGCTGAAGCGCCGGGGCGCCCCCGATCAGGGGCACGACGCGTTCTTCAACGACGTCCCCGTGGACGCCATCGTGCAGCGAGGGAAGACCATCCGCCTCCCCGACGGCTCCTACGAGAAGATCACCTGGAAGCCGGGCGCCGTCGAGATGGCTGAGGCCAAGCGCCTGTCCTACGACGACCTGCTGCCAGTGTTCGACCGAGAGCCCGAGGTGTGGGAGCGAGACCCGCTAGCCCCGGAGAAGCACGCTGTGCTCTGCCTGGCGGACCTCCAGATCGGCAAGGTCGGCTCCCGGGGAGGGACGGCCGAGACAGTCGCCCGCGTTCGCAGCGCGGTCAGGTCGTTCAAGGCGTCGATCCAGGATGGCGGTCTAGCCACCCTCATCCTGGCCGACGTCGGGGATGTCACGGAGGGTTTCTGGAACGTCAGCAGCCAGGCCCAGACGAACGACATCGCGCTCACCACCCAGATCAGGGTCGCCCAGCGCATCTTTGCTGAGACGGTGGCCGGGCTCGCTCCGTTCTGTGGACGGCTCGTCTACGTCGCCGTCCCGTCCAACCACTGCCAGGTCCGAACTGGCCTGGGCAAGGGTATGCAGGCCAACGCTCCGTTCGACGACTTCGGGCTGATGATCTCGAAGAACGTCGAGGACGTCGTAGCCGGCCGCCCCGGATTCGAGCACGTCGAGTTCGCTCGGCCGCTGCCCCACGAGGAGTCCGTGACCGTGGACGTCGGAGGCACCGCTGTGGGCTTCACACACGGCCATCTGGCGGGCCGGCAGCCCAAGGTGGGGGATTGGTTCAGGGGCCAGGCATTCGGCCGCAGAAGCGGATTGGATCGAGCCCACGTGCTGGTTCACGGCCACTGGCACAACTTCGGAGTGAGCCAGGTCGGCGACGGCCGGTGGGTGATCTCCTGCCCGTCAGCGGATCGTGGGTCGGACTGGTGGACGAACATCTCCGGTGACTCAACAGCGTCCAGCGTCCTGAGCTTCGAGGTGAAGGGCGGTGACGCGCTGGCTTGGCGCCTTTGGTGACGAGCATCACGCGAGCACGGCGGCCACAGAACTTGTGTGGCCGCCGTGCTCGTGCATATATTTGAGCCATGGCAAACGACACACCAATGCGCACCAACGACCTCGACCGCGACGTCCTGAGCCAGGACACCGACTTCATCCTAGGCACCAGCCTCGCCGGCTGGATCGCGGGCCTCGCGCTCTGCGTCTCCATCCTGCTGCTGGCCGCATCCCCCACCGCGATCACGCAGGTGTTCGCCCTCGGGACCCTGATCTCCACCCTCATCCTGAGCGCCTGGCTCGCCCGCCGGCTCCGCAACAACCGCTGACCCAACCACTCAACCCAACCTCGAAAGGTACAGACCAATGATCGTCCTCGCCCTCATCTTCCTCGCCATCGTCGCCTTCGTCATCGCCGCCGTCGCCGGCGTCATCCTCAACATCGTCCGCGCCGCCCGAGGCAAGGCCCGCCCCCTGCCCAAGCGCGCCTACTGGGACCCGAGCCACCCCCGCTACCGCGAGGCGCACGCCGTCTACCTCTCCGCTGAGCCCCCGGCCCAGGGCTGACACCACAGGACGCGGGAGAGCCCGCTGCACCATGTCGGTGCAGCGGGCTCTTCGCCTCATAGATGCTTCTCGATCTCGGCCGGGGGATCAGGTGGGATGTCATCCGTCCGAGCTCGAGCCCACCGGAGCAGGCGCCCCGCGTAGTCGATGGCTATCCACTTCACAGCATGGGCCTCCCGCTCTGACTCCACGGCCTCGTCGCGTCGGGACTCTGCAACGGCGATCGACTTCTCCAGGGCCTCAACCCGGTCGGAGAGGTGCTGCACGGTAATGTCGAGAATCTGTACCTTGCTCGCCTCCCGCTGAGTCCTGCGAGTCAGGGACGCGCCCCCCATGGCGGCCGCAGCCGCCACAATCGCGGTGAGCAAGGGCACCACGTGTGGTGTGATTTCAATCAGGTCCATATCGTCCTCACCAGATGATCTCTCCACTCTTGTGGGGGCCCGCGCCCTCCACCCCCAGGTCCAGGGTGTACCACGGCGCCTCGCCATCCCCGAAGTCCTGCCACTTGCAAGTCCCGCCGGCAGCGCCCTCGATCTCCACGATTCGGGCACCCTTCACGAGCACCGACACTGACGCGCCAGGCTCACCAGTCACGTGGACGACGAACTGATCCTCGCCGCGCTCCAGCCTGGCGCTAGACGCACCCCGGTCGGAGGCCGAGAACACGCACCACGGGGCACGACGAGACGCAATCGCGGGCACGTAATCCGGAAGGGCCCAGGACGCCTCACCATTTTGGTCGAGCTCGACGACGTTCCAGTACTCGATGCCGTCGAAGGGGGACTCGGTTGCCATGTGCTGGAGCATGGCGCCCCCACGCTCCTCGGACATCCTGGGGACGTGCATGGAGAACCTCTTCGTCTTCCCCGTGGTGAAGAATCCGTCCCCATTGATGCAGGCGTAGTTGCCATTGGCTTTCGACCACATGTAGGTGCCGGCGTTGCTCCCCGAGGCGAACCCCAGGTTGCGCCCGCCCCCAACGCTGGAGATGCGCCAGTGGTCCCAGGCAGCGAGCACTCCGTTGTCAGTGGTGAATCTGTCCCCTGCGAAGAAGAACGCCTCGTTCCGCTGGCCCTGGGCCACGATCCGGGTGTTGTTGAGCGCATTCTGCAAGGAGATTCCCTGCTGGCCGACGTACATCTCCAGGGTGCGGTCGTTCACCTGGAAGTCGATGTAGCCTCCGTTGATGCGGAATGCCGCCGCGTTCCCGCCCCACCCGATCTCCCGGTTCCCGACAGTGAGGTGCCCCGACACATCGAAGATTGAAGACGGCGCAGCAACTACGGTCTGAAGCTCCCCGCGCTCGTTCTGCTTGAGCATGATCCCGCCGGGGTAGCGCAGGGGAGCGACCGACCTGTTCAAGACCAACCCCATGCCATACCGGACAGAGCCATCCGGTGGGGAGCCGATGTCCGTCAAGCGGGTATAGGACCACTCGTCCTTCGCCATGATGCGGCCAGTGATGTCGACGTTCCCGGTCCTCGCGTCGATGCGGAACACGTCGGAGGTCTCGTCTTTGCCGACCAGGCGAATCCCGTTCGCGTCCATGACCACCCGGCCGCGGCCAGAACCAGCTGTCTGAACCGTGGCGCCCGTGATGATCTGGCCGTCGAGCGCGCCGACGGCGATCAGGTTGGACTTGATCTTGTCGAAGGTGCCTTCCTTGGCTGTGACGATCTGCGACCACAGCTTCTTCGCCACGGCCTCGTCGAAGTTGCCGGAGCCGGCGATGACCTGGTTGGCCTCGATCTTCAGGAAGCGCCCCACGCCCGCCGCGATGGTCTGCGCAGCCGGGTCCTGAAGAGCGCCGGAGTCAATGATGCGGTTCGTGCCCACGGGGAGCTTCCCAGCGGCCTGAAGCGTGGCGATAGCCAGCTTGGCCGCAGAGGAGAGGGCCGGGTCGTCCTCGACCTCGGCCCACACGCTCCCCTTAGGGGATGTCTGCTGCTTCCCCATCAGGACTCTGCGCCACCCTCAGCCTGCTCGCGCTCTAGCTCGGCTACGCGAGACTCAGCGAGAACAGCTCGCGTAGTCATCGCCGAGAGCTCGGCGGAGAGGCGGTTGATGATGTCGGCGGCGTCAATCTTGGGCTGGTCGTTCATACGCCAATCGTAGCGAATCGCCCCCACCGCTTAGCAGTGAGGGCGATTCGCATCCCAACCCAGCCCCCGAGAGGAGCACGAGATCATCCTATCAAGGACTCACTCGGTCTCGACGTGGTGCCGGGCAAACAGAGCAATGGCGACCGGAGCGAGCTGCTCCAGAGCGCGCATGACTGCCTCCGCGTTCTCCGCCGTGATGACGCCGTAGGCGACCGCCAGGGTGAAGACAGCAGCGATGACGCCGTAGGCGGCCTTACGCTGCTCCGCGGTGAAGGTGAACTTACCGGATGCGTGCTTTCCAGGCATGGTTTCCTCCTTTCGGCCTTGTGGGCCGAGGACCAGTCTAGCCGCTGAAGACCTCGACGGTGCAGGCGACCTCCTTGCGGCCGTCCCACACCGAGATCGTGGCCGGGACCTCCTTGCTGCCGTCCCACACCGTGACGGTGGGGCCGGCCGGGGCAGGCGTCTCGTAAACCTCCACCGAGGAGAAGCTGATCTGCCCACCGACCGCGCCGAGTGACGGGAGCCAGTTCGGCTGATCGGTGTCAGTCAGCACGAGGTCGATGCGCCGGGATACGGACGTGCCCGCAGCGAGCGGGTAGACATCGATCGGCGTCTGCCTGATCTTCGTCTTGTCGGCGTTGAAGTGGTTGTGCCTGATCGACAGCGAGACGGGAGCATCGGCCGAGTAGACGATCTCGGCGCTCCAGCGCTTGCCCCCGACCGGCACAGCGGAGCCGTCGTAGGGCGTAGTGGTCGCCCCATCGGGCAGGACAGCTCCGTCGCCAAGGCGCGTACCACCGGAGCGCCACCAGGCGCCGAAGACCGGGAGAACTGAGTCTGCCATGTCAGTCCGCCTTCCGAACCAGGACGGTGTTCGCCGGCGTGCCTGGCGGGACAGGCTGAGTCTTGCTCAGCACCCGCAAGTTGTTGGGGCCAGGGGTGCCCGGTGCACCCGGAGGTCCAGGCGGGCCGGCGGGGCCCGGGGAGCCAGCGCCCCCGCTCGGCTTAGCCGAAGTCTTCGCGGCCGAAGCCTCCAGCATCGCCTGAATGCCGATAGGAGTCAGGTCGCTGGTGGTCTGCACCGAGCCGCCGTCGCTGACGGCTCCCGACGCGGACCAGTCGCTCCAGCCCTCATCGTCCCAGGTGATGGAGTAGGTGCCTCGCCCGGGCGTCTCACGAAGAGCCACGTCGGGGAGGTTCGTAACGTCAACGCCACCTGCGGCGGGCAGGACAGGAGAGACCTGAACCCAGCCCGCCGCAGGCGAGATGAAAGTGATCGATCGTGTGGCCATGACCCCAGTCTAGGCCACCCGGCGCACCGTGATGTCGTGGACCACGAAGCCGTTCGCCGGCGCCTCGATCCAGGGAGCCCACAGCGACGTCGCGTTGCCGTCCTCACGAGGCGTCACCGTCAGCTTCGCCGTCACCCGATCGCCGGCCTTCAGCGTCCAGTCCGCCAGCTTGGTGCCCTGATCGAGCTTGGTGACCCCGAACTCCTCGAAGGTGCGGCCGTTGTACACGTATGACGTCGTCTCCGGCTCGCCGAAGTTGCCGTGCCACGAGTACGTGAGCGCGATCTCCCACTGGCCGTCGGAGGGCTTCATCTGGTCCACCTTCGGGACGATGGAGCCCCCGACCCCGGGCAGGTGGTAGCCGTCTGGCTCAGCCGTGACGTTGAGCAGCGACCACTCATTCAGGGGAGCGAACTCGCGGTCGGAGGTAGTCAGCGCCTTGTCCGTGCGGAAGATCAGGGCGCCTCGAGGGGTGCCGGCCGGCACCGGGGCGCCAACATCGAGGCGCACGATGCGGGGCTGCCTGGTCAGGTCCACCACCGCGGCGTGCGTGGCGGCAATGTCCTTGGCGATCCCCTCCGCCGTTGCCGCCGTTGACTCCGCCTTGGCCCGGGTGGCCCGGATGGAGTCGGCAATCGCGGCCGTCTGAGACGCCTTGGTGAAGCCCTTCAGCGTCTCGTCGAGGTCGATCCTCTTCACCATGCCGCTGAGGTCCGGTGCGGCCGGCAGCTCCTCCTTGCGGACGTAGCCGCTGAGGTCCGGTGCGGCCGGCAGCTCCTCCTTGCGGACGTAGCCGCTGAGGTCCACCGGCTTCTGCGGGGCCGGGGCGGACGAAGCGCCGCCGATGTTGATCGTGATCTGCGAGGGCACAGAAGCGCCGCCCACCTCGATGGCGGACGGCGCTTCAGGAGTCTTGTCTGTATCAGCCATACAGACAAGGCTACCGGGTCACCAGAGCTTGCCGGTGCCCGACTTGGAGTTGTTCAGCGCCCGCTGGAGCGCCCCGATCGTGGCGGTGCCGGCCTCTCCGTCAACCCAGTCGGCGAAGTCCCAGCCGGCGGGCAGGTACTCCTTGTGCCAGGCGATCACGAGGTACTGGAACGTGCGCCATGTGTTGGGGCCCAGGATGCCGTCGGTCTCCAGCGCAGGGGCTCCGTTCAGGGCGATCTGCGTGTCAGCCGGAACGGCAGAGTTGAGGAACGCCTGGAACCTCTCGACGGCGGGAGAGCCGTCCTCGTCGAGCACGCCGTCGATGGTGGTCCCCATGACCTGCTGAAGCCGGCCGATGGTCGCCATGCCGAAGACACCGGTGCACCGGAGCTCGCCCTGTCCATCGGACTTGTTCCACTTGCCCGTGTAGGGATTCACGTCCTTCACCGGAGCCGGAGACGACACCGCACCGAAGCCCGAGCCGTTAGACAGCTCGGACAGGTGCGAGTACCAGCGGCCAGGGCAGTCAGTGCTCATCCAGTCCCGGTGGCCCACGATGGGCAGCGGGCCGTGCTCGGCGCGGATCGCCTGGATGAGGCCGATCACGGTCGCCACGTCGCCGTCGGTCATCTCCGGCCGGCACTCGATGCCGATGGAGCGCGGGTTGCCGCCGGGGCCGGCGTGCCAGGCGCGGTCGTAGTCGTGGACCAACTGGGTCACGCGGCCGGCGCTGGCGACGTAGTGGGCCGAGGAGTTGCCGTCGTCACGGCAGAGGTAGTTCACCACGTTCTGGTGAGACTGCCCATCGACTCCCCAGTGGTGGATCGTGATGGAGTCGGGGTCGCCGTAGGGGCGGCCGCTGGAGTAGTTGGGGGACCACTGGACGTCGGTCACCGCAGCGTTGGTCATAGTTCCTCCTGTCAGTAGGTGATACAAGCGTATCGGTCAGTAGTGCGACTTCATCTGGTAGACGTCCCCGAATGGGTCGAGCCACAGCGACTCACCTGGGGTGCCCTCGTCAGGCGGGAGCTGCCCGCCCCACATCGCCCCAGCCAGGCGCTCCTGTGCTTCTCGGATCGCTCGGAGGTCCTTGTCGATAGCGGCCTTGGCGCCGTCGATGAGCTGCTGCGAGCCGGTCAGCTTCTTCACCAACGCCTCGGTGTCAATCGCCGAGGCCACCGTGTGCGGGAACGGCTTCGACCAGGGGCCAGGCTTACCGTCCTGAGCAAGCAGACGCACGCGGAAGTTGTACTTCTGTCCCGGGTCCAGCGCCGCCTGCGCCTCAGTGACGCTCTTGTCATAGATGCTGCCCGTCGCCTTCCAGCCATTGGGTGGCTCAGACTCGCCGGCGAGGTGGATCGACACCTGCCACCGGTTCGCCCACCACGGGGCCGGCTGACGGTTCGCCGTCGTGCCGTTGAACCGGATCGTGACGACACCCATCTGGGACAGGACAATCGGCCTGGATGCCTCCGGCGTCGGGGGCTGAGTCCACTCCAGCCGGAGCATCTGCCCGGACTCGTCCCAGTCGCTCGGGATGCGCTTGTCGGTACGGGCCTGAACCCAGAACAGATACCGGACACCGAGCTCCGCGCTCCCCCACGCAACCTTGTTCGCCGTGGTGACGAGCTGAGTCTCCTCGAGCCACTCCTTGGTCCCGTTCACCTCGAAGTTGCGCACGCGGGCGATGCGCACCCGGTACTCGACGATCTTGTCCTTCAGCTCGACCCCATTGGCGTCGAGCTTCGGCGCAGGCCATGACATCTCCACCAGGGTCTCGAGCCCGGACCCGGTGTCCGTGACCGTGCCCTTCACCTCCAGCGTGTTGGACCGGATCACGGCCGGCGTCTGCGCGACCTTGCTCTGAGGAGACCTCGATCTGACAGGCTCCGCCGTTGACGCCGATGCTGTACCCGTGGAGAGCTTCGACGCTGCGACCTCCTGGGCGAGCCGCGTCTGCGCGTTGGCGATCATGGTCCCGAAGATCGTCGAGCCGGAGCACCGGCCCTCCGCGTAGTCAACCTGAATCTGACTGACTCGGAGCCACTGGTCCCGGCCTGCGGCGTGCTCGACCCAGAACCAGTCCCCGACGTTGTAGTCGACCCAGGGGAGGAAGCACCCGGGCTGATCCGCCTGCCAGTCCCGGACGATCTCCTCCTTCGGGCGAGACCTCTCCAGCAGCGCCTCCTGCGCAGCCGTCGCGGCGTCGCTCTGAGTCTCGACCCAGTTGGCCTCCAGGGAAATCTCCCGCCCCTCGCGGGGGTCGAAGTTGGGGTCTGTAGGCACCTGCACCTTGAACCTGACGCCGTCCTTCCCCAAGACGTGAACCGCGGTAGCGATGTCAGCCCACGACAGAGAGTTGGTGCCCCCGCTGGTCCGCCCGGCTGGCCAGCGCTTCGGGTGCAGCGACTCCAGCGGCTTGTTCACCGGAGGCACCAGGACGAGCTGGCGGCCCTCCCACCGGGGCTGAAGCGCCCCGATCTTCTGGAAGCTCTCGAGCAGGGACCAGAGCGTGGAAGTCCACTTGACCTCCATGCCTTTGACCGATGGGTACTTGGTCCAGGCGTTCCCGTTGGCGTCGGCCGCAGGGGCACCCTTGAACGTGAGACCACGCCCCCACCCCCGGTCCTGGGCCTTCAGCCAGGTCTGGATCACCAGGTCCGCAGGAACGTCCGTGGTTGAGTTCCCCTGCGCGGGCTTGTTGACGTCCTTGCGCAGCCTGAAGTTCTCCTCCCAGACGAGGGCTTGCTTCAGCCGCGCGCTGATGTGCACGCAGTCGATGGAGCGGGACTTGGTTCCATCAGACAGGAGGTTCCACGTCGCCTTGCGAATGAGGAACCTCCCGCCGGGCGGCTCTGTCCACGTCAGCCCGCCGTCGTAGGACACCTCGACGGCGATCTCGTTCTCCGCTTCGAGGGCCGGGTTAGGCTCCTCGGTGTGGGTGAGCTTCAGCGTCGGCACCCCCGAGATGGAGGTGGTCAGGCTGATCTTGGTCGCATGGTGAAGGACCCCGATGCGGTCCCCGCCGTAGGCCCCGTAGGCCGCAGCGCGGAGCATCATCCTCGGCTTGCTGACGCTCATCGTCAGTACGCCCCCTTCCACCAGAGGATCGCCGAACCTCCGTTGACCTCAATGACCCCGTCGCCGTTCTCGCGCTGGGCGAGGCGGAAACCACCGGGAGAGATCGACAGTGTGGGGATGGCTCGCTGATACACCGGCATGGTGCTGGGGTCATCCTCCCCGGCATGCTGCTCCCGGCCAAGGGGTACGGATCGCACGTCCCACCCCTCAGTGTCAATGACTAGCCACTGCTGACTCGGCACACGGCCGACGCTCAAGGATGCGCCACCATTGGTGTCGCGCACCACGACGGTGCCGCCGTCGGTGTCCGCCTTCACCGCGACGTGGGTGGCAATGGCGTCCTTGCCGGAGATGATCGGGAAGGACTTGCGGCCGTTCGTCACTGCATCGACGCGCTCGGGGGTCTTGCGGCGCCACTCGCCGGCGACTGCCTCGACGGTGAAGGAGACCAGGAGGTCACCATCGACACCCTTGGGCTTGGCGGCGACCGAGCTCGACACGCGCACCAGAGCCTCCAGCTCCTCGCCGTCGCGGCGGGTCCAGCCCATGGTGTGCAGCGACCACCTGTGATGCGGCGCAGGGTGCGCAGCCCGGCGGTCTGGTGGGCGGCGAGGATGAGCAGCTCTAGCTTCACCGTGGAGACGCCAGCTGCCATCGGGGCCAGGGCGAGCACACCGTCGTAGCGGGGCACCTTGACACTGGGTGAGACCATTGACCCCCATTGGGGGAGTTCGGTCTTGTTCGTGAGTCGCCAGCGTCCCGCCGGGTCATCCAGCGGGACGCCATCGATTGAGTACGTGTCGTTGGGCATGGCCCCAGTCTATTAGGACAGGGCCAGGGCGATGCCCTGCGCGACGTCGTTCCTCGTCTTCCAGTCCTCCTGCTTCTGCGGGTAGTGGTTCGTGATGTTGATCGTGGGCTGGACGCCGCCGGGCGCCGTAGCGCCGAGCTCAACGTCTGGGTTGAAGCCGCGGCTGACCCTCCAGGCCGTGCGTGCGGCCGGGTCCTCAAACCCAACCTTGATGCCGTTGGTGATGTCCCGCATCGTCCGCTCGAGCTCCGGCATGGCGCCACGGAGACCGGTCTGGAGGCCGTCCATGATCCAGCCGCCGGCGGGGACCAGTAGCCGGAGGTCGTAGGCGCGCGGACCCTTGTGCTCGGCGATCCAGTCGCCGATGCCGCCAACCCAGTCCTGAACCTGGGTGAAGGCGGACTTCAGCCCGTTCAGGAACCCGTTGATGATGTTCTTTCCAGCGTTGACGAGCCAGGACCCTGCATTGCTGAAGAAGTTCATGATCTTGTTCGGTAGGTCCATGAACCAGTTCAGCATGTTCGTGGCCTCGTTCTTGGCCTCGTTGTACATCGCTGTGACGGCGCTGGTCACGAGGTTCTTGATGCCGTTCCACGCGGAGTCCCAAAGCCCCGGGATCGAGTTCCACAGGTTGGAGACGAAGTTGACGATGCTGGACCCGATGCTGCTGGCGGCGCTCAGGAGCCCGTTCCAGGTGCTGGAGAAGAACGACGTGATGCCATTCCAGATGGAGTTCCACACACCCGGGATGGCGTTCCACATGCTCACGGCGAAGTTGACTACGGAGGACCCGACGGATGTGACCGTGTTCACCAGTCCGTTCCACACGTTGGAGAAGAACGTCGTGATGCCGTTCCAGATCGCGTTCCACACGACGGGGATGGCGTTCCACATGGCAACGGCGAAGTTGACTATGGAGGACCCGATGGATGTGGCCGTGTTCACCAGTCCGTTCCACACGTTGGAGAAGAACGTCGTGATGCCGTCCCAGATCGCGGCCCAGATGGCCGGCAGGTCGTTCCACAGCTCGGTGAGGAACTTCCACGCGATCTGCGGAATACCAATCAGGACGAACAGGATTCCGACGAGTGCCCAGTAGAGAATATCCTTGATGGCTTCCCAGGCCGCAACCCAGGTCTGACCGAGAAGGTCCCACACCGTTCCGAGGCCGTTCATAATCATGTCGGGAATACCGGTGATGAAGTTGACCAGGCCCTCCAACATCCAAGTGAAGAAACCAGAGATGGTGTCCCAGGCGCCCGCCAGGAAGCCGGAGATCGCCCCCGGGATACCGGAGACGAACGTGGTGATGCTCTCCCACAGCCCCGAGAAGAAGCTAGAGATGGAGTCCCAGACGCCGGCCGCGAAGCCGGAGATCGCCCCCGGGATACCGGAGACGAACGTGGTGATGCTCTCCCACAGCCCCGAGAAGAAACCCTTGATCCACTCCCAGGCCGTGTTCCAGGCGTCCACGATGTAATCCCATGCACTCACCAGCACCGGCCACACGGAGTCCCAGTTGGCGACGAGGAGCACAATGGCCGCGATGATCGCCCCGATGCCGATGATGATCCACGTGATCGGGGATGCCAGCAGGGCGCTGTTCATCGCCCATTGAGCCGCTGCGGCGACGAGGAGCGCCGCAGCCAGCACTCCAACAGCGATGGCGATTCCCTGCATGAGTGCGGGGTTTTCCTTGGCCCACGCGACGAAGGAGTCCAGCTTGGGGGTCAACCAGTTAAGCGCCTCCGCCACCTTGTCGAACACCGTGGTGGCTAAGGGCTCGAGCGCGAGCTTGGCCTTATTCACCGCGATCTGGAACTTCTCCGGCCCGTCCAGGGTGTCCTCCTGGGCCTTGAGGATCGTGTCGCCCGTGGCGCCGATGGACTGCTGAAGCGTGTTCAGGTCAAAGGTCCCGGATTTGAGCGCGGACAGGAACTGAGGGGCACCTTCTGTACCGAAAATCTTCCCGGCCGTGGTGAGCGCCGCGGCCTCATTCCCCGCAGCGAGGAAGTTCTGAATCTCCCCCACGGTGCGGTTAAACGCATCCTTCGGCGCCTCGCCTCCCTTAGCCAGGTTGACGAGGCCCTGGGTCATAGAGCTGAGGGTCTTCTCTGTGCTCAGCCCCGCCTTGTCCAAGGACCCGATGAGGGAGACCGTATCCTCGAAGGAGAACCCGAGCTGCTGCACTGTGGGCGCGGCCTTAGCCGTCTCGGTGGCGAGATCGTTCATGCCGACGCCGGTGGCCTGGCTGACCTGGAAGAGTCGGTCCATCATCTCGGACGTCTGGTCCAGCGGGACGTTGAACGCCTGGAACGACGTAGAGAGCTTGCTGACGTCGAGCTTCTCTCCGAACAAGTCGCCGGCCGCGATCACCTGAGACGCTACGGTCTCCAGCTCAGTCCCAGTTAGGCCGAGCCGCGTGTTCAGGTCAGCCACGGTGGTGCCGGCGTCCTGGAACGTCGTGGGCACCGTGGTCGCCACTTTCTGGGCGCTCTTCTCCAGCCCCTCGAGGGCAGCGCCAGTGGCGCCGGTTCCGACGCGAATCGTCTCTGACATCGTGTCGAACTCAGCCCCGATGTCGTAGAGCGCTTTGCCCACGCCGAGCGCAGCGGCGCCCAAGGCCGCGGCGATCAGGGCGGGGTTGATGGCCCCCTTAAGGCTGGACCCGAACTCGCTGCCGAACTTGGCGCCGCCGTCGGCGCCGCCCGCCCCGATTGCGTCTCCCGCGGCGGCGCCCGCCTCCTCCCCCGCTTTCTTGGCTGGTGGGAGCACGATGTCTGTGATCTGCTTCTCTGCCCCGGGGGCGGCCGCGATGAGCTCGTAGTACGCTGTTGCGAGCTTGGGCCCGTCAGCCATCTGTGTCCTCCGGTAGGTTCAGGATGCGGCGCATCTCGTCGATTGATGTTCCCTCGCCGTATGGCGTGGTGGTGTCTTCCTCGGGCGGGCGGATCAGGCTGGTCACAGGCATGTACTCAGGCGGGTCCACGCGCTTGTCGCCGGCGGTCTGCCAAGACAGCACCCGCAACAGGTGAACGATGAGCGACTGCATGTGCTCATTGGGGGACCAGGCGCCGCGCTCGATGGCTAGGCAGGACCCCGGTGGTGGGCAGGTGAGGTAGGCCCGCAGGTCTTGCCAGGAGAGGCGGCCACTCCACACGTCGTCGAGTGACCGCCCCATCCCAAGCAAGTCGGACCTCACCGCGTTCTCATAGCGGTAGGCCTCCGTCAGGAGGCCGAGGATTCCCCCACCGTGGTCCCAGATGCCTCTCCCCAGGCAGTGATGATCGCCTCCAGCTGGTCGCTGGACACGACGTCGGTCAGGCCCGGGCAACAGTCCTCAATGATCTCGAACTGGATCGACTCGGCCTCCAGGCGGGCAAGCGCCTGAGCATCCTCGGAGAGGTTCTCGTCCTTCAGACGGCGAGAGACCTCGGAGAGGCGGCGGCGGTACGACGCCTTGATGTGCTTCAGGAGCGGCATCGACCTGTCCTGATTCTCGCCGGGGAGGCGGAAGATGAAGCGGTTCTCAGCCTTGTCGGCCTTGGCTCCCGGGACGAGGAAGGCGCCGGCGGCGGGCTTGGTCATTGTGTGGTCCTCTCGGTCGGTGTTTGGTTGTGTCAGTTCTTGACCCAGAACTCACGGTAGAACGCGCCGTCTACCGGGAACAGGTCGAGCTTCAGGGTGTTGGCCATGATGTCTTTGCCGTTCATCTCGACGTCACCGTCGATGACAGCCTGAGCGTCGTCGTAGACGATGGTCCCCTTGGCAACGTCGGTGTTGACGATGACCACGATGCCGCGGTGGGGCGGAATCTCATTGAGCTTGCCGACGATGTTGATGTTCTTGCCGGTCTTGGTGACATTGGCGTCGCCGTAGACGAGCTTGTGGCCGGTGATGTTCAGGTACTCGGCGACCGGAATCTCAACCGACGCCTCGGCACCCTCGCGGGTGGACAGGATGACGTCGCCGCCCCATGCCTTCACCTTCGAGGTGGAATTGGAGATGGAGCGCTTCGGGCCGGCATCCGTGAGGTAGCCGATGGCCTCCAGCGTCACACCCTGCGGGGGGGTCGCGAGGTCAATGTGGGCGGTGATCTTCTTGGCGTCCTCGGTGGTGCACACGAACACACCGCCGATGACGGACATCGGCTTAGGCGCAATGACGTTCGAGGCATCGCTCTTGCCGTTGACGGGCATTCAGTCCTCCTTGTAGTGCGGGGTCCCCGCACCTTGGGCGGGCTTGGTCCTAGTCTACGTCGAGGCGCTCAGACTCCGTGGTGACCTCGCACTGAGCAGAGAACCTGCGAGCGTCCGGGTAGCTCGGGTGCGGGTTGTCATAGGGGCCGCTCTGGACTCGACCTGAGTGCCACTCCTGCCTGTCACTGGCGATCACCGCCGACGCCACAGCGGCGAGGCGCTGAGCCGCAGGCCCGTCCTGGGCGTAGCAGTGGACCATGAGGATCGAGGTTTGGGACACGAGACTCTGCGGGTATCCCCCGGCGACGTAGATGTGCACCGTGGGCGCGGCCATCGGGTCCTTCGCCAGGATGGATGAGACCGTGACGGTGGTGCCCATAGCGGCGGAGCACTCACGCTTGAGGACAGGGATCAGGCGCGAGAGGACGTCCGCGGGGAGGATGAGCTGCGTCATGCTCCGCCCCCTAGGACGGCTCGCGTGAGGACGTCATCGGCGGCCTGGGCGCGGCGGCCGGCGTACGTGGCTGTCTTGACGAGTCCGCGGGCTCGGGTCTTGTTGGGCCGGGGCTCGTAGACGAACGGCTCATCTGACGGGGCCTGGCCCCCTCGGTCTTCGTCGCCCGTCTGGCTCGTCATCGCGTTGGCCGTAGCCGCAGCCTTGGCGCCAATCGCGTCGATCTCGGACTGATACGACTGACGGAGCTCATTGAACCCGTCGTAGTGGAACCTGATCTGAAGGAGCCCCATCATCCCTCCCATCTCTGAAGGTTGAGTACTGCCGTGTCGGGTAGGAGCCCCGCCCCGGTGACGATGCGGACCGGTCCGTAGAGCCGATACGCCACGCCTCGCCACTCGATTCGCGCGTGCTTCGTGATTGACTCAGCTGCGGCTGCGTCCATGTACGCCTTCTGGGTCCAGTGCTCGCCCTCCCGATGGGAGGAGTCCTCCTCCGTAGGGGCTGCCTGCACGTCAACGCCTGAGATGGTGCGGGCCATCTCGGGTCTGTAGGTGCGCTTGGGTGCGCCGTGGGCGTCCTCGACTGTAGTTGGCTCCGTGACCACGATGGTTTCGGAACCGAAGACATCGGACCAGATACTCACAGGATGCCCTGCCCGTCGATCCGGTGGCGCTCCACGGCATCGACCCATCGGCGAGTCGTGCCCGTCGTGGACGCGACGCCGAAGGAGATGGACCGCGACCCCTGACTGATCTGGTGGACTCCGGGGGTAGACAGCGTGGCGTAGATACTCGCGGCCTGCTCGGCCACGGCGTCTGCGACGTCCTCCGGCACGTCGTCGCTGCCGGCGGTGTACGTGACCTCGATGGTCCCCAGCTCGGTGCCCCATCCGCCGTGGCGTCGCAGGGCGCCCGTGCGGGGGGAGTATGTGACGTGCTCCAGCTGGATTCCGCCGAGCTTCACGGTGAGAGAGGAGACGCCCTTGACCGGGAGCAGGAGCGTCTCCCCGGCCGGCGGGTCTAGGATCAGGGTCTTGGTCTCCTTGGTGACGTTGTGGCCGACGGCGGAGCGGAAACGCGCGCTCGCCCGCTCGACGGCGTAGATCAGGTTCGGGTCC